TACTCGTTGCAACCCAACCATCATCGTCAAAGCCATAAACTTCACTTCCTCTTTGGTAGTTTATTAGATAATCATTAACACCACTTTTATACCAAGTACCTACTTCCCACTCTTCTTTAGGCTCTTTTTTATCTTTACTTTCCTCAACAACATAAACCCATTTACCATTGTCAAAAATGGTGTATGTACCATTCACTATAAGTTGCCTTTTATCCTTAGACAAACTATACATCAATGGTATATTTGGTGGTATAGTGTGCTGCAACCCATCAACCACTTTAGTGTAAGTTACACCAGCAATAAGCCCACGTTTTTTAGCTTCTGCAACCAATCTGTCTAAAATATCTAAATGTAGCGCCCCGTAATAATCATTTTCCTCTAATGTATTAACTTCAACCCTCCAATTACCACTACCTTGATACCATCCAGTAGGCGAAAACCCATAAGAATGGTTGCCTCTTTGGTAATTTACCAACCAACCATCATCTGAGGTGTACCAATCGCCTTTTACCCACTTATATTCTTTTTGTGGTTTCCTTACTAACTCATACACCTCTCCTGTTACGCTTTCATTACGGGCTATTAACCCCTCGTTCAATAGTTCTTGCAAAACACCTCTTACATCTTTCACCCAATTTGTAATTTTAACGCTTGTGTTTTTTACACTTGCCGCTATGTTTTTCCACTCGCCATTTCCAGACTCTATTGGTGAAAGAATTGCTTTGCGTATTATTACTTCGTTTTTATCTTTTTTTGTTGCCATTTTAATCTTTCATTTTAGCAATTAAATCTTCAACATAATTCCTATCATCGCTTAATGTTTTAGGCTCGTGTGTTGCATAAACCCCACCACCTCTTTCCATATACTTATCGCCAAACAAGGTTTTTCCTAATTGGTCTTTTTTGGTTAAGTTTTCATGTGTAGGTGTTTTTTCTATTGGCACAATTTCACTAACTTCTTCTTCTAAATTGCCACCATCTTCGTAACGGATATCAGGGTTCGCTTGGTTAAAGTCTAAATTCCTACCATCTGCAAGTTTAATTTGGTCGCTATCAAAAAGAGTAGTTGCCATTGTGTAGTGTGCAGGGTTGTTTATGTCGTAATCTTTTCCAGCATTTTCTCCGTATTCAACGCCATCATAATCGTGCGACATTAAAAATACTTTGAACTCACTTTTTTTATCGTTAGCCATAAACCTCCAAAATGGTAATTTTTCATTGCCACAAACTTTTTTAAGGTACTTTCCAATTTGGCTTTCAACAACCTTATGGGTTTTTTCGTATTGTTCAGCACTATAACCCTCACCATACTTGTCGTATGTTATGGTTAATGCTATTTTATCCAACCAATATGCCCAACCCTCTTCTATTGTTTCGTAATTAGTACCAATAGCCATAAATGGATTAAGCACTTTTAAAAAACACTCGTATAAGAATGGCTTATTGCCACCACGTTGTGAAACCCTTGTAAAGTTTTCAGCGTATTCTTTATTTCTTGAAAAATAAGCGTATGGTCTTGCAACATCTGTACGATTTGCCTCAAAAACAAAGAATTCTTCTTTAGCCATTGTACCATGAAACATAAGTCTTGGCTCAAGCGTAACTAAATCAACAATTTTTGAAACACCATTATAGTGTTTTGCAAACCCACCAACTTGGTCTTTCATGTACCCTTTTGCTGATGCCTCCCAATCCCCAAAGTATTGTTTAAATGCGTCTGTACGAACTAAAACTTGTTGTAGGTATGTTAGCTTACTTTGTTCTCCAGTTGGTGTCTTTAAACCAAAAGAAACGTCTGTTTTAACTTTCTTAACTACATGGCATAAGTTTTTAGCCAACAACCTTAATACATCTGAAACAACCCACTTTGGTTGCCCATTTCTGTTAATTACTTTATGGCTACCATTCTTTAAAGGTGTTTTTTCGTCTTGAAACTCTAAAGTTGTTGCCAATTTTTCATTATCATTATTGGTTTCAAAATCAATAGCACTAACCAACATTATTCTATTGTCGTAGTTGTCTACAATGCTGTCGCCAATAGTAAATGGTAAATTGCTTTCTAAAACAGCATCGCTTAAATTTTCTTCGTAAATACCACCCTCGTAAATTCTTGTTAAATCCTCTACAAAAACACAATGGTATATAATTTTGCCATCTTTATCTACTTGGTGAGAGGCAACCATAAGTAAGTCCTTTGCGCCAGTAGTAAGAACATATTGCCCATCGCTGTATTTTCTTTCTTCCTCTTCGCAACTTCCGTACCATTCAACACCACTACTATCCCAACCCAAACTTTCAGCTATTTTTTTACCCTCACAAGTAACACAATACATATCTACATCGTAAGAGTCATCATCATAGGTATTAAAAACTAAACCTTTTGCCAATAAAGAATCTAAAACTGGTTGTAATACTTGCCCCAACTTTTTGCCTTTCTTTATAGTCCATTCGCTAAAGTTATCTTGCGACATACTTTCGGCTATTTCATACAACATCGCTTTTTCAGCATCGCTTAATTCGCTTGTTTCGCTTGATGAAAAAACATACCAAAGCCCTTGTGCTATATTCCTTAAAACCTTAGTTGTTTCAACGTCTCTTTCCTTGCTATTTAAGTAGGTTGTTTCGGGTTTAATGTCAAAAACTTTATAAACAACACCATCTTTACCTCTTAATTCATCGCCTACTCTGTAAGGTAGGTTTCCGTATAAAATTGCACCAACTAAACTTGCCTCGGGTACTTCGTGGTATGCAATACCACTATCTTCATCCTTAACATCTACCATAGAATATTCCCACAAACCAGTATTGCCATCTTTTAATGGTTTTCTGCTTATTTTGTATAACTTGTAAGTAGACCAATGTCCAGTTTTGCTATCTTGGTAACCATCTCTTTCTTGTTTTAGTACAACGTATTCGCCTTGTTCAAACTTAGCCAAGCCTTGTGGGTTTTGTTGTGAACCACCAACTTTAGTTAATCGGTCTGTATAAACCTCAACACTTTTGCCAGTTTTTGTATTCCTTACTGTAGAAGCGTGTTTATTTCCTCTTGGAGCTATTCTTTGTGATAAAACTACTACCCTTGTTGGTGTAGTATTTCCCCTTTCCAAATAAGTTGCCTCGTCGCCAACCTCAACATTGTTTTCAGGAACTTTACTACCCCTTGAGAATTTACTTTCCATTTCGTCTAACTTGGTGTAGTATTTTTTATTCTCTTTTAAGTGGTCTTTGGCAATGTATTTGGGTGCTTCGGTTGGTGTTATTTTATGCTTGTAAAGTTTATCTAAGGTGTCTTTATGTTCGTTCTCTACCTTAATACCTTTAGCAAGTTCGCCACCAAGCATAAAACTTTTATGACCACTACTTACACAATCAAAGCAAATGAATTTATTGCCACTTAAACCGAAGTTTCCATCGTGTATATCGTTAAAGTCTATTTCTTTTGTGCCACTCTCTTTTTCTAAATCCCTAAAAAATATAAACAAATTGTATAGGTGTTCTACAATATATTTCTTTTTAGCTTTTAGTTCCTTTAAGGCACGTTCCCCTTGTCCATTTGTTCCGAAAACTGTGTTTCCAGTATCGTTTTTAAATTCGTCAATCCACTCTAAGTAATAATCATTGGCAAGTTCAACAATTCTTTTATCTGTAAATTTTTTACCTACACGGGTACTACCTGTACTAAACGCTTCGCTAAAAAGATTATTGAGTGGAAATTCCTCTTCTTCTGAAAAATCTTTTGCCACTTTTACAAGTTCTTTTTCAATAAAGAAAATGTTTCTTGCCCCATCTGTAATTTTGAAAACATTGTAAACTTTTGCTTGGCTCTTAAAATTGCTTTTAGATATAACGTAACTCGCAAAAGCCTCAGCTGTTACACTCGTTACTTTCAGTACTGTGCCTCTATTTGTTTTAAAAGCAGTACCATAAGCCCCAGAACCTAATATCTCCGTAACCTTAAATGGCAATTTTACAGATTGTATTACTTTATTAACCTCGCCAACCCCAGCATCTGCAGCAAAAATGCGTGGTAATTCTTTTTCAGAAACAAATGTTGGTGTTATAAATTTTTCATTATCAGGTGTAATTATTTCGGTATTGCCACCAAGTTTCTTTTTTTCAATTTTGCTATTAGGGTATAACCTTTTAATTTCTTTATTAATAACAGCTTTCATGTATCCCCAACCCTTGCTATTTATCGTACACCATTTTAAACTTGCTAACACGCCTTTGAGTGTTGAGTTGCCTTTATGGTTTGGGTTAAAGGCTTTCCACTTGTAGTAAAACCACTCTTCGCTATCCAACCAACTACCACGTTTTAATGCACCACCTAAATTATCAAAAGCCTCATTGCCAAAAACATTAGCGTATTGCTCCCAAACTTTTGGGTAATTGTCTCTTATTTTCTTACCATACTCGTAAACCCATTTTTGTGGCAATACGTTTGGGTTAAAATCAATCACAACACCACCTTTTCTATATTGTTCAGCATCTGCTTCTACTGTGTCGGGTGGTAAGATTGGCACACCACCACCAGCGCTTTGGTTAATACGGCTTAATTCTTTCCAATGTTTCTTACTTGCTTCTCTATTTATAATAACCTCGCCACCCTCTAACTCTACTTGTTGTCCAGTATCGGTTACAATGGCTTTAATTCCTCCAAGTGGAGTACCATCTTTAGCGTAATGGCGTTTACCCTTTAGTAAGCCACCATCTTTCCCATTATGCGTTGTATTTGCCATTATTTAATTCCGTTTTTATAAAATTCTTCGTCTTTTTTAATGTTCTTAGCCAACACTCCAAGCACAACACCACCAGCAACTAAGCCAATAAGAATGTTTCTTTTTTGTTCATAAGTGTTTCCGAATGCGTGGGTAATCCCTAATACACCTAACCACCAAATTGGGTTTAAGGCATAATAATTAAACGCTTCTCGCTCCCAGTATTGCTTTGGGGTAATTTCCCCTTTTTCTAAGGCTTGTTTATTGATGCGTTGTCTGTAAAATACGAGGGCATCTGCTGGTGTTGGTATGATGTCAGATAAAATTAACCCTACGCCAACTGCATATAGGAGTTTTGTGTTTGTTGAATTTGGCATCTTAAAACTTGTTTAAAAAGCAAATCTATAAAATAAAAAAATAGCAAACAAGGAAAATTGCAAGTATTTATATACTTGTATGTTTGTGTAAGTGTGTAACTTTATTCTTCTTCTATGTTGAATTCAATAGCTAAATCCTCTGCCAATGCGTATCCATCGCATTCTGCTTCATCAAAAAAGACGTCATCATCTATGCCCATATAACCAGTATGATTTTTAATATAATCAATAGCAAGTGCCACTAAATAGTGTTTACGGCTCTTAAAATCTTCTTGTTTTTTGTCTGTTCCTATCATATTTTTATGTTTATCCAAAAATTAATATACTACCCCTATAAGCCCAACGCTTCTCTGTTTTTTCCCACCACACGTCGCTATCCTCTTTTTTAAGCGTGTCCTTTATAGCTTTAGTAATGTTGTCGGTATCGGGTTTGGCTTTGCAAGGCATACCATTGTGTGCTTCTTTCTTTTTTGCACTCCAACTTTCAGGCATAGGAACTAAGTACAAAGCGTCTAAGTGGCAACCTAACATAAACCCCATTTGGTTAGCCTGAAGCGTTAAAAGGTTCTTCCAAGCCCAGTATTTCGTAACCGCTGGTCTTTGCCTTTTTAGTGGGTTTACGTGGTTAGGGTTTGTTTTCCAAGTATCGCTCTTTGTCATGCGCACTGCACCCATTGGCACAATATCAAAAAGGTAGTATTTTCGTGTGTGGTCAAGTACATATTTGCCCTCTTGCATAACAAGGCTTGTACCCTCGTTAAAGTGGCATTTACCAAAACTATTTTGTACCCTTTTTGCCATTTTTTATAGTTTCTAATACGTTACTAAAATGATTCCAATCGGGGCAACCTAACTTTGCTTTGTTGATTTTACTATCCCTTATAACGCAAGTTTTTTCGTTGGCACAATACCCACAACCAACTTGGTTTTCTTTAATTGAATAATCTAAAATCTCAACACTATTTTTTTTCATCTAATTCTTGTTTAATTATTTTCTTTGAAACACCCCTACGGATGCCTGATGTTATTTTTTTCCAACCACGCCTTACGTGTCCAGCCCACTCACCATTTAAAAACGAGTTTTGCTTATTCCCTACCCTTAGTTTGTTCATTTTTCGGTTGCGTTAAATATGGATTTAAATTGGTGTTTTTTGTTTAAGCTAAATACTTTACTATCCCAATAAGTACCCCCAGTAAAATAGTGCTTTATGTTTGCTTTAGCCTCTTTTAAAGAGGTTGCCACTATGTAATAAGAAATAACCCCATTAAAAAGTGGTGTTTCGTATAGGTAGCCTACAATGTATATCTTTTTCATGCTTATTTTGTTGTTGAATTTAATATCTTTCCACAACCCCAACACTTAAACAAACCCGACTCGTAGTATTCCCTACTCCTTTGGGGGTGTTCACAAGTTTGTTCTTGGAATGGTTGGCATGGCACTTCTATTGGGCTTTCGTTGGTAATCTCAATCGTAAATGGTTCACTTTTTTTACAACACTTTGTACAAACAAATTCAATACATTCTATTGGTACGCCAATAGGTACATCAAACAAGTGCCTTGCCCCACACCTACTACAGTTTTGTCTTTGGTAGTTTTTTGCCTTGTACTCATGGTACGCAATGGCTAATTTCCAAAACCAATCTCTTATTTTTTTTATAATTTTCATATACAATACCCATCCTTTCTTTCGTGTGAATCAACCGAAAACCTCCTAACATATTTTTTTGGCACATAGTAAGAGTTTGTAGTTACATTCCATTCGTTTACTTTAAACATTAACGCACTATTGTTGGGTTGCCTCACAAAACGTATTAGGCTGTCCCTACACCCCTTTGGTTTATATACCTTACCGAATGGGTGTTTTAATTGGTGGTCTTCTTCTACGAGGTAAGAGCTGTGTATAAAATACATAGTTTGTTGCCCTTGCTCGTTCAAGAAGTAGTGCTTACAATTATTTATTTCAAGTACACTTGTCATCATAGTGCTTTAATTTTATCCAATAAAACAATAAAACTAACCTTTAACTTCAATGCGTGTCTTTGCACTAACATTTCAAACCAATTTGGACTATCCCCATACTTGTCGTGGCATACCCTACAAATAGCTTGTAGGTTTTCAATAATATCTAATCTGTTATTACTCACGCCACCCATACCCCTTGCTACAATATGGTGGATATCGTTAGCTTGTTTGCCACAAATCTCGCATTCTATAAATTCTTGACCAGTTAAATCAAAGTGGTCAAAATATACTTTTGTATGATTTTTCATTTTTCCTTTGGCGCTAAGAATACAAGTAAAAAACAAACAATAGAGCCACCCCATACAACACCCCACCTTGCCAACATACTCCATTTCCTACAATCTAATTCCCAATTACTAAAAGATGCCATAGCGTAAGCCCATAAAAAAACGAGTATTACGACTCCAAGTTTTGCGTTTATTCTTATTTTCATTTCGTGTGGTTTTTCATCAGTTAATGTAAATTTGTTTTAGAATAACATAATCCTCAAATGTTTTTTTGTTTTCAATTAGGCATTGTATAGCTTCTTTTTCTGTATCAAAACCATTGTATTGAGGTAGGTCAACTCTCTGTAAGGCTAAGTGTTTTTCACTACCCATAACCCTATTTAATTCGTAAACTACATATTTTTCGTGTACATCCATTATCGTTGTTTGTTTGTTAGGATTTCATCCATCCTTTTTATATCAGTATTGCTTTCGTGATATTTACTTCCAAGCATTGCCCTTGCTACACCTAATGCTTCCTCTAAACCCTTAATGCGTTCTTGTTGGGATTTGATTTGTATAGCATCTATTTTATTTGCATTTCTTAGTAGTTCGTTTTCATCATTCACCTTATCCAATTCATACGATAGGGATTTGGTTTGTACAAATAACGCAGTTAATGTTCCGACTAATTTGTTTTTATGATTATTATCACGCAAGTTGTCGTTTATATCATATATGAATTTATCTATTTCTTCCTTTTTCTTCATATCCTTATTTATTTGGGTTTACTATTGCAAAAGTGCCATCAATTATTTCTAAATACTCGCCACTTGTTCCTAAAGTGTCAATAAAAACAACGCCATTCGCTGACATAATTTTATCTTGTGTGGTATGCCCTACAACTTGGTAATAGCCTTTAATTTTATCCTTAATTAAACTATCAGGTCTAACCCAAATAGGTGTTTGGGTAATATCATCGCCATACTCACTCATATTTTCGCCAACGCTGAATTCAAATCGGTTTGGCTTAAACTTAAACAAGTCATTTATAGATTGTTCAAGGTTACTAAAATCAATGTTATTATCTTCGCACCACGTCTGCGTTACTCCAGCGTGGGTAAAAATAGTATCGCCTTGTATGTAACACGCTTGCAATAGGTTTTCGTCTATTGCCTTATGTAGTTGCTCTTGGAAAGCCAATTTAAACAATCGTTGAAAACCACTATATTGGTTTTTAGAGGTAGCAAGATAATGGAAGTCGTGGTTACCAATTAACAACACAACCTTATCCATATTCTCTTTTTTATAAGCAATAATTTCTTTTAAGTTTTCTAATTGAGTTGCCCCACTAACATCATCGTGCGTGTCAAGGTAATCCCCAATAAACACTACTTTGTCAAAGGTTTCTTTGGCAACTATGTCTTTCCAATTTGTTCTCCCGTGGGTATCGCCCAATGCTATTGTTTTCATTTTATTTATTTACGTTTACTGGGTATTGCTTAACTTTAGCCCCATTCCATTCCATAGCATCATTGTTGCCATTCCACCACCTATAATACTCCGTTTCCTCTTCATCCGTCATATCTTCAGCAGGTGTTTTAATAGGGCATTCTACTTCTTTTAACCTTTTATTTTCTTCATTTAATTCTTGCGCATATTTGTTGGCATCAACTTCGCTTTCAAATATACCACCTACCCACCAATGATAACTATCCCAACTACCCGAAGAGCACTCTACTAAGTAAACAACCTTTTCAGGTAACACTTGTTGTTTTTCAAATAACACGAGCAATTCTTTTGTTGCCAAGCCAACATGACCACGTGAAAAATGTTTTGCTAATACTTTGTTAATTTCTTTTTCCATATTAGCTATTCCAAGCGTTTAGTAGGTTTCTTAACTCTTCAATAGCGTTTCTGTAATCGTAAAACATATCGCTTATCGCATCTTTTTGGGTTTGTAAATGCCCTAATTCTTGCATAAACTTATGCTCACTCATAAACTGCATCTTGGCAATCCTCGCATCACGTTCTTGGGTGTATTTTACCAAGTTTAATTCGTGTGCTTCAATAATTTGTTTTAGTTTTTCTTCCATTGTTTTATTTTAAAAAATTTTGTTCCTTACACACCTTTCGTAAATGCCACACTTCACTTCGTGCAAGTTGGCACTATCCGATAACAGTCGCTAAACGCCATTGAAAAAAACGGCTTTTAGCTTTCCGTTATAAGCAAATTTTAAAAACTTGCCAACACACTTAATTTAGTTACTTGTTCATCTCTCATTTTTCTCACTTCAATTAAAATCAATTCTTTTGTTTGTTCAATGTTTGTAGTTTCGGAAAACGACCCTATTTCTCCAATAAACATAAATTTATGTTCGTGTCTATCTCGCAAAAAATGAATTGATAGTTTTAAGGTATCGTGCAAATAACATTCTACACTACAAAGTGAATCAATATGTTTGTCATAATGCCCCCAATGATAATTTAAGTGTCCCATACTTTCTTTTGTATTTGCACTTCTAAATCCTAATGATAACAACCATCTATTAAATTCTGTATAAACATCTAAAAATCTTTGACGTTCTAAAATTTCTACAGTTCTTTCTAATTGTTTTTTTGTCTTTTTCATTTTTATAATTATTTAATTTCCTACCCAAAAAGTTTTTAAAATCAGCTTATAACAGCACCTAATAAACATTTGGTTAACTGCTCACTCACTACTATTGGTTTACAAACGATTTTTTAGCTGCAAACCGTTGTGTGCAAGGCTACCTTGCATTTAACCACAAGTCTTTTGCCCGTATAGGTTCATCACCATTAGTAAATGAAATACATACTCTATTCCAAAAAATACGGAACAACCAATAGTACTTTCTATCAATAGAAGCATTCCAAAAAATCTGATAAAATCTGTGAAATTTCATAATCTTGTTTTTTTTTAATTAATTAATAATCGTCATCTTCTTCAATTTCTTCTTCGTGCTTTTTGTGTTTTAAGTAGCCATAAATAACTACTACAATCACTACTCCAATAATTATGTATTCAAGCCTCATTCGTCGTTTGTTCTTTTTAATAAGTCAATTCTGCTTTGCAAACTATCCATTCCGTTTTCTTGTGGTGGCGCATTGTCTATTTGGTTTAAAATATGTATTGCCTTACCCACATCGCTATCCTCTATACCTACATAACCATTGGTGTGTATAAAGTGGTTACGTTGGCAAAAAAGCATATCGTTATCGTCATCTAAAATCACATAGCTATAATCTTTACCAAGTACGTTACTGCGCATTTTTTGGAATGAACCATCTTCGTTTAGTATTGCGTATTGGTCGTGCATATCTTTGTTTTCGTGCCATGGATAGCGCAAATTTCTATCTACCCAAGTACCAATTTCATTGCCACGTACAATCTTTAGGTAGCTACCATCTACTGTAAAATCCCACTTACGAATTGTTTCCCCAACAATTTCATCAAGTAAAACATCGTAAAAACCACCACCCATTAGTGCCTCTTTTGTTAGTTGTAAATTACCAGTTCTCCAACTACTTGATACCACTATTTTAGCGCCAGTCTGCTTTACTATTTTCCATAGGTTGTCCATGCAACGCTTATCAAAATTGTCGTAAGGTGGTATGTTAATTACCCCATCTACATCAAGGAATATTATTTTATTATGTTTCATCTTTTTCTTTTTTCTATGCCTTTATATAATTCAACAATACCCCTCATGTTTTGCGTTATACGTGGGTTATATTCATACCTACTACCCATAAATTCCCAAAGTTCTTTTTCCTCACCAGTAAAACACTTTTCAATTTCTTCATAATCAAAATCAACGTAAATAGTAGGGTACATGGCTATGCCACCATTTACTTTTTTAAAAAGCCCTACACCATCAATCATTGTGCCTCTGTTAATTGCACCATCGAAAAACAAGTTTTTTCTTTCGCCCTCAACACCACAACACTCGTCGTCAATCAATACTGGCAATTTGTTTTCTCCGACAAAGATTATGCCATTACCACACCTAACTTCAAAATTAATACCATCCTTTTTTTGCGAAACCACGTTTATTTTATCAAGTAGTGGTTGCCAATCAAAGATTTTAACCTTAATTTCTTTGGTCATTTCCCAAATAGGTTTTCGCTTACTTTCATCAGCGTAACTAACTATTTCGCCTAATAACCAATCTTTTGTTTCTGTTTCTGTTCTCATAGTTTTTTATTTTAATCCCAATCAAATGGGTGTTGTGGTTTATTAGTTAATACTTGGTGCAATGCACTTGCAACGTCGCAATGGTATGTGATAACCTCACCATCAATCATTATACAAGTGTTTGTGCCTAATGCTTTGTTAAACTTATCTTTATCAACTTCAAATTTCTTTACAATTTCTTGCATTTCAGAGCTTGTAAAACCCTCTTTGTTTTTGGTTTTAAAACCATATACAGCTTGTTCTAATTTTGTTAGTTTCATAATTTTAATCTTGCCAAGTAATTACCATTTTATCGGGGGCTTTCCCACTTAGTACCTCGTGTGGTATATCCCAACGCATTTTTACGCTTGGGTAAACCTCTAACCCATTGGGGCAATCCACCACTAAGGGTAACTCCCTTTTATCAGGGCTTATTGCTTGTAGCTCTTTGATAAAATCATTTATTGTTTTTCCGTTTGTTCTCATTATACAGGTTGTTTATCCCAACATTCTTTACATAAATACTTCCAAATTCCATTTATTTTTTTATAGAAAATACGAGCGAATGTGCCACCCCCAACTTTACCACAACAATCGCATTTATTTTTATGTTCGCTTTCCATAATTACATTTGTGTTATTGCTTTCATTCGTACCCTTTTTACGCACCCACACTTACCTAAATCACTTCTTCCAAAACAAGGAAACTCAAGCCAAGTTTCTGAGTACCCTTGCTCTTCAACTTCTTTAAAGGTTAGTTCATTGCCATTTTTGTCGCAATGCTTTAACACTTGCATATCAATTACATTCCAAGGGTTGTGTGCCATTTCGGGTTGTTCATCAACCAACTTTTTTATGTTACAACCCTCAATATGTTCGCCAATTACAACGCTATCGCTTTGGCTTCTTATGGTATAACCAATATCGTTCAAACCATCGTTTAGCATAGCTAAACTAAGTTGCCCCAATACTTTTGGTTGATAATCTGTTGGGTGTTCCATTAAAAATGCAAAACTCGGTTGGTTGTTAATAGCACCATCTTCTTTAAGGTAAACCCTTGTTGGTCTTAGTTGGTAAGCACTTGGGTACTCACGCAAGTCTATAAACCCATTGCCCACATTTGTTCCATAGAACGCTTTATCTTCTTTTTTCATAATTTCTTTTTTAAAAAGAGGGTGTGTTTTTGAGTAAGCACAAATGGAAAATAAACACTTACAAAGTGGTTAGCAGATACCACCACACCCAACTTTATTGATTAAGCCAAAGGTAACTTGCCATCTTCCTTTGGTGTTTTCTTGTCTTTTAACGCTTGTGTTTCTTTAACGTCAATTTGTTCTACCTTTGATTCAACATTTGCTGTTGTCGTTGTGGTTTTTTCTTTCTTACCCTTAAACGCATCTTCAACACTTGTATCGCCATCTTTAATAGCTTGACCAATACCAATTAAAGTTACCAAAATTTCTGCATCTATATGCTCTATAGACGCTTTGCCAACTGCCTTTAATACTTCGGCTTCGGTTACACCATAAACGTCTTTAAATTGGTCTAAAACCTTTTTACGCTTTGCCATTAATTTGGTAGCATCGCTAACATCTCCAGTAATTGTGTTTAGTGCTGATTTGTACACCTTATCAACAACTGCACGAGGTATTACAGATAATATGGCATTACGCATAGCAATACTATTACCAGCATTACCAGTAACAGTAATCATATCGTCATTAAAGCGACCAAATTTACCCATTATACTACGCTTTACTTCTACCTTTATAGCAAGGTTGTTTTCAAGGTCGTATGCAATAGCTTGGCTCGTAATGTGTCTTGCATCAATGTTAATAACCTTTGCCTCAACACGCAAGTTCCCCCAAAATTGTGCGAGGATTTTTGCTAAGTGGATTGATGGACCTGTTATTTGTTTTCCACTACGAGGAACAGCATACGTGCAAGTAGATGCAGTTTCTGTGTCCATTGTAACAACTGAAATACTATTATCGGTTGCCCTTTTAATGTTACGTGGATAGGCTTTAGCAGTCGTAATCTGCATATCAATTGTTGCCTTGTCTTGTTGGTAGACTACGTCCATCCCAACTTCTTGTACTACTACTTCTTCTGCTTCGTTGTTCATATTATTTATTTTTTTAAGTTAATTCAATTTCTTCTATTTGGATATCGTCTTGCAAATGCACGATTTTACTATCGTTTGCCATAACAAACTCTTTTATCATTTGCTCCGTTATAGTAAACTCTTTTGTTTCTTGCTCTTCGTACTCTTTGTCGCTCATTATGTCGTTATCAATGATGTACTTTACTTTTATTTCTGCCATGCTACTTCTTTTTTAGGTTGTTAATTTCTCTATTCAAGTACCATTGCGCTTTTTCCAAATCTTGGATAAGCGTATCAGGGTTTTTCTTACCAGCCCTTGCAATATACTTAACCGAGTTACCTAAGTTAAAGTTGAAGTTTTTATCTTCAATAAAATCAATAACCTCAATGTTTCCATCTGTATAGTGGCTTGGGTTATTTACTGGGTCGTGCACTGCTTTTTTTGGTGCTACTTTCTTTGCCAATACTTTCTTTGGCGCTACTTTTTTTGATGTTGCTTTTTTCATGTTTATTTATTTTTGGGTTAATTATTCTACTACCGATATACTGATTCTAAAATCGTAAGTGCCATCGTGGTTTCTTGTATTACCAAAGCCCCTTTCATTACACTTTAAACCATGTTTTTCAAGTTTTTCTAATACCTTATTCCCATCTGAATAACTTGGCAACGTAAAGTTTACTATGTAACTTGAAGCACCTTGCTCTGCCATTTTTTTTATATGAGCCAACGAAGTTAGATACGCTTGTGTTATTAGTGGTTCAGCAGCGACTTTATTTACAACTATCCTATCCATTGGTTTCTGCTTTTTTAATTAAATCCATTGCTACTTGCATATACTCCTTAGCTTCTTGTATAAGGCTTTTTTGTTCCTCTGTTAGTTCAGGTTTGGTTGCTTGGTATTGTGGTTGCCAATACTCAGGGTAGTTAAACAAATCCTTAGAACCTGGAATTACAACACCAATAGCGTATGGGCAATTAGGGTAACTTTTAATAAGTCTAAACCCACTCAGTTTTTGGTTTGTACTAATCAATTTACCATTGTTAAGCGTTTTTAATGATGGCTCTTTATAGCGAACACCAAGTAGTAATTTTTCAATTTCTTTCTCAACACGTTTGTAAAAACTTGGCGCTCTGCCTACTTCTTTTCGTAAGCGTATTAGGTTTACAAGTTTTTCATCTGCGTTAAATTCCGTAACCTTTGATTCACCACTAAGTTCACGTTCAATTTTCTTTTGCCTTTTTGCCTCACGCATATTAGCCATTCGTTGCTCTTGGGTAATTGCGTATGGTTTTTCTGGAGACTTACGGAATTTCATTTCGGTTTGCTTTGCAATAGGTTGGGTTGTTGCCAAAGTGTAAACACCTCTTTTAATCTTTTTTAGTACCCCCCTTTCTTCCATTCTTAGCAATAAATTTGCCCCTTGTATGTATTCCCCTTTAGTAACATTTGCGATGTTTTTAGAGGTAATCTTCTTTCGGTTGCCCAAGTAGTTCATTATCCTACTTTCTTGCAGTTTTAGGTTTTTGCTCATACTTATTTTTGTTTTAGGTTTTGCGTTATCAATTTCAATAGATTCCTTTAGTGTTTCTTCTGCAACCTCTGTTAGTGTTTTTTCTGCTTGTGGCTTACTAACATTTACTACTTTGCCAAGTTGCTCTATTTCGCTTCTATTTAGCGTTTTTAAAGTTTCCATAATAGTTGTTTTTATAGATTATTAATTTGTTCTTTTGCCCACTTTTTGAAACCATTAAACTTTGTTGCTATTTCAACCGATAACATCATACTTTCAGGTTGTTTTAAATCTATAATAGGCAAATCTAAATCATCAATCCAACAAGTTAGTTTTGTTTTATCGGGTGCTTTTTTCGCTTTCTTCTCAGCTAACTCTCTATCCTTTTTTTCTTTTGCCTCTTTTTCTGCTATGGCTTTTAATTGGGCTTGTAGCTCATCATTCTTAGCTTTTTGTATTGCCAACTCTTTGTCGGCTTTCGCTTTAATTATAGCATTTGCTTTTTCCTTTTTTTCGGTTTCAACCCTTAACGCTTCCATTTCGTCAAGCACTTTTTGTTTTGCTATGGCATTTTCTTTTTCTAAAGCAATACGTTCCTCTTCAGCCTTTTTATCTGCAATAATTTTATCATTGTAGGTTTTTTCAGCACCTACTAAAATAGCATCAAACATATTAGCGTCCATTAGCGCTAAATCTGTATTGCCAATATCGTAACCATAAGGTCTTAGCTTTTCAGCTCTTTCGTTTCTTAAAACCTCTTGCTCTGCCTTAACCAAGTTTACATAGTGGTTTTCAATTTCCTCTAACTTCTTTTCCTTGTCTGTAACTGCAAATTCTAAAATGTTTTTTACACCATCAATAGCCCTACCAACCCTTAACACTTCTTCTTTCTGCGCTTTGTGTATTTCCTTTGCGCCAGTTCTGACCTTGACCATTTTTAACCTTAAAGTTCTCGCATCGTGGCAAACGTATTCGTTCATCTCCTTTGATACAATTTCGTTGTACTCTTTTTCAAAAGCCTTTAGCATATCAACCATTGGTGCGAATGCACTTTCAATCATTGCCGCTTTACTTGGTGGTATTTGCTCGTGTTCTAACGATGCCATAATAATACTCACCTCTTTTTCTTTTTCTGCTTTTTTTGTCATACTTATTTTTTTAATTACATTGATTTTTTTATACTGCTTAATTGCATTAAAGCACAGTTACGACATCCATACCATTCCACTTCCAATGTATTTCAGTTTACCATCTTCAATTGTGTATTTCCTTGAACTTCCTCGTCCCGAAAGCATTGCTATATCTTCAGAAGAAAACTCAAATTTATTCGGCTCTAATTCTTTAAAATCAAGTATTGTCCAAATGCCATATCGCCTACCTTCCGAATATTTTTCATATATCTGCTCAATGGTCAATCCTTGATGTTCTTTTTTATGTTCGTCCAATATTAGCCGAAATATATTTTCGTTTTTCTTGGCACATTCAATGTAATTCTGTTTCACTTTCATTTTATTTGTTTTAAGCCTTAGTACTTCTATTGGGCTCTATATTGTCTCATTTATTGAAATTTTACGTTGTAATCTTTGTCGCCCTCTACATCTATTAACATTGTACTATAATTTTTCACGCTTTGAACCCCAACCAAACAACCATTTTTAACCCTGTAGAACTTAAATATACAGAACTCGTTGCCATCTACTTCTAATCTCCTTTTACCAATACGTGTTTTGGCTTCTACTATTACATTTACTTTAGTCTGCATAAGCGCCATCATCTTCAAAAGGTTCTTCGTATCGTTTATCGTTTTTTGTGTGCGATTCGTTTGTTGGTATTGGTGTGTTATATTTTTTTGCAAGTTCAACCAATTCTTTATTGCCATAGGGTATTCCTTTTTCATCCCACTCTGCAACGTGTTCTCCAAACCCTTTGTAGTCGGGTTCTTTATTTGTGCTTTCCATTTTTATTATTCAATTTTTTTAAGTGTTCTTTTAATGTTTTCAGACAACTCGTAGCCTAAAATTATCTCTGCTTCTTCTTTTATCTCAGGGTGTTTTTCTTTAAACCTTAGTAGCCCAACAACCTTTTTATTAAAGTGCATATCCATAGCTAAACAGACGCCATCTAAAAAACCACTAAACCCATCGCTTACTACCATTTCATCCCATTCGTTTTCTTCTATTTCTATGTTGGTAGCCAACATACAATGTTTTATCAATTCCAACTTTTCCTTTGTCCTCATTTTTGTTGTTGTTGGGCTTTTTGCCAAACTAATTTTGCGTGTTCCTTTGGTATTGGTGGCGTTAAGTAAGATGCGTTTGCGCCATAACTATACCTTACTTTCACTTCTCCATTGTCAAATTTTATAAGTTGAGTAGTAAGTTCATTATTTACTTCAACCTTAAACGTACCTACATTTATTTGTTCGGTTACCTTTAACTCTTTTATTATACTTGGCATCATCTTAAAATTGTAATTTTTTCACTTGCCTTTGCTATTTCAAAAAATTGGTCTAAGTTTTCAAGTTCGTAACATTCTTTTAGTATTTCAAACTCGTTATAACTACACCAATAATTATTGTCTTTTGACCACTTTAACAGGTCCAAACCCATTCGGTATTGCTTACGCCCCCATTCAGTCATTTCATCGTCTAAAACGTATAGGGCTGTTTCGTATGGTGCTGATTTCTCTATTGCACAAAACACATAGTTTTCACGCTTTAAAAAGTCCATATAAAACGCTGAACTTATTGGGTAGCCATATTTCTTAGCATCGTACTTAAATTTACTTGGGCTACTTTCCTGACAAGTCTTAATATCCGTAATTGTGTTCTTGTTTTTAGCAAAACTATCAGGTCGCATACGAATTAGTAGCCCAGTTTTTTCATCTGTGGTATAGCAACTCACTTCTCGGTAACTATCCCTTATTAAATCGGTAAAAGTATCACTCTTACTTGCACTTTCACCCATTTTAATTGCCATTTCGTATTCATCTTCAAACAATATGGTTTTACCCTTGCTTTTTTCCCTAAAGGCTGCATAGCAAACTTTCCCAACCGTCGTACGCATATCAAACTTTGGTGCTATAATGTAATTGCTTTTAAACAATTCGGGTTCTAAGATAACCTCGTGCACTGCGCTACCAATAGGAAAGTGCCTTTCTGTTTCTTTGTTCGGTTCTTTAACTTCTTCAAAAGCCTTGTAATAATAATAGCGTGGCGAATGTAGGAAGTTTTTAATGTCAGATGCCGAAATATGCGTTTTCTTACCCAAGTACTCCTCAAAGGTGTCTTTAATGTATTCAATCTGTGGCTTGGGTTTATTATCTTCATTAGCATCAAGTTTCGCATCTTCTTCAATGGCATCTAAAACTTTTGCGTTATTTTTTTCAATGTAGCTAATAATAGCGCTCTTTAGTTTAGCGCCTTTTAGACTACCACCCTTTACGATTTTATCGTACTCTGCAGTGCCATAATTATCAACAAACATTAGCTTTAGGTTATCTAAAGGTAGCTTCTTAATTTCCATTTTTTATTGCTTTATAGGGTGAAAGTACCCTCGTTTTTAATGATATTGTTACAAATAGCCTTTAACACCTTTGTTTTGTCAGAATACGTGTTGAATTCATTTTCGCCTTTTTTGTAGCCATACTTTTTATGAAAATCAAAACACTTCTCTTCTTCTTGTGTGGTTAAAGGTGTATTCCAATCATAGCTTTTATGTTCAAAAGTTGTTTCAATAAGGCTTAATTGTTTTGGTGTAAATATCTTACTGAGTTTTTTCATTTCTTCAGAATCAAGTTCTTGGCTATCGCGAAAATAACCATAACCAAAAACATCACCACTATAATTGTTTACTATGCCTATATAAGCTAAGAATAACCCACCTTTAGCACAAGCATAGCAAGTTGTCTTTGGTTTTTTAAGTATTTCGCTTACTTGAATATCGTCATCGTAGTGCTCGCCATTATTATCATTTATAGTACAAAAACTCCCACCATTAGGAATTATCTGCTTTAATGCTATTCTGTCCAAAACATCTTGGGCAACTACCACTCGTTGCTTATCCTTTGATAGCTTCTCAAATTTACTTTTAGTCATCGTTACGATAACCACTTCTTGTTTTCCATTTTTTTTCATACTCATTCGTTTTTAAGTTATAATAAAAGCAAATTTAATTGTAATTTTAATACATTACACAAACGTATAAAACTATTTATTAACAATGCTTGTAACTACCTTATTTACAACGTGTTTGGGTTTTAAAATGACCTTACTTGTACTATAAACAAGTTCACATTTAAGTGCCTTTTTAATTCTTTTTCTCTTACTCTTCATCTAAAACTTCTTTCGTTGCCACTACTGGTTTTTTGTAGATAAACACTTCTTCAACTGGAGTAGTTAGTGCAATAGCTATTTTAATAGCCATCGGTAGACTAATACAACGCCTTTGCCCATTAATAATCCTTGAAATATGGCTTGGTGTTGTTTCTGTTAAATCGGCTAACTCTTGTGGGCTTATGCCTTTTTGTTTAAGTATAACCTTTATACGATTTCCGTACATTTTTGTTTTTGGCTTTGGTTTTTTCATAACTTTAGTAACTCTTCTTTTATTTGTTCGTAATGTTTGTATCTTGTATATGCCTTGTCTGTTTCGCTACCCCACCATTGTGGGCTTACTTCATCTAATAAAGCGTCTGTTTGTAATAATGCACACTTTACAGCTTCTGCTCTTGGTATGCCATACCCTATTACAATTTCGATTTCCTCGTATCGCTCTACCATTTTTATGGCTTGTTCCTTTGGTGTTAATTCTTTTTCCATATACTATTTTTTAAAACACTGGTTCATCATCTTCAAATGGGTTGCCATTTACCTTAAAATTATTTGGTTGTTCGGTAACACGTTCTGTCAAAAACCCACTATTCTCAGCCATTTGCGTGGTTGGTGTGTTATTGGTTGGTTGGGCATAACTATTAGTACCATTACGCTTATTCTCCATGTAGGTATCGTAATTCTCTAACTTGGTTAAATCGCCATTAAACCCAAACCTTAATTCACCCAAACTACCAGCACGATGCTTTGCAACTATAAGGCACATTAAACCCTCTGTATTCATTGTTTCGCCATTTAATTCATAGCTATCTATGGTATAATACTCAGGTCGGTAGGCAAACAATACCATATCGGCATCTTGTTCAATACTACCACTTTCACGCAAATCACTTAATAGTGGTTTTTTATCACCACCTCGTGCTTCAACTGCTCTACTTAATTGGGCAAGGGCTATTATTGGTATTTTCAATTCTTTTGCAAGTGCTTTTAACCCTTGACTTATTTTGCTGATTTCTTGCTCTCTATTGCCTTTACCAACGTCAGCAACCATTAATTGTAGGTAGTCAATAACTATTAACCTAACACCCTTATCACGCACTAATTTCCTTGCTTTGCCCTTTAACTCCATAACACTAAGGGCTGGTGTATCGTCAATGTATATTGGTGCTGTGTTTAAATCTTGGCAACGTGCATCAATAGTCCGTATATCTTCCATTGTTAATAACTTCTTAACAATGTTACTTGAACCAATGCCACTCAAATTACTTTGCGCTCTACCAACAACTTGCTCCTTTGACATTTCCAAACTAAAAATCGCTGTTGGTATTTTATCATGTATTGCTGGGTTAAGCGCAAACGCCAAACCACAAACAGACTTACCCATTCCAGGTCTACCAGCCAATATAATCAAATCAGTTTTTTGCCAACCATTAGTAAAGTTGTCAAGGTTTCTGAAGCCAGTAGGCACACCCGATTTCACACCACTTTGAACGACACTTATGCTTTCTGCTAATACGTCTTGGTGTATGGTGGCAATACTACTAACATCGTATTTCATAACGCTTGTAAGCGTCTGTTCAAGGTTTTGTACGTTATTTTGGTAAACATCAAAAACGTCTGATTGGGTATCGTATGCCTCTTTTATGCTTTCTACCCCTATGCGTATCAATTCCCTTTTAAGAAAATGTTGCATTACAATTCTTGCGTGGTATTCAATGTTCGCAGCCCCAGCAATCCTATTAGTAAGGCTTGTAACATAATAAGCACCACCAACATTTTCTAATTGCCCATCAGCCTTTAACCTTTGTGTGATAGTTAGAATATCTATTGGTTCAGACTTTTTGTATAGGTGTAAAATGGCACTAAAAATAATTCCATTCTGCTCCTTGTAAAAACAATCGGGTGTTAGTATATCAATAACCCCCGAAACTGCTTCACGCTCAAGTAAACAAGCGCCTAAAACTGCTTCTTCAAGGTCTATTGCTTGTGGTTGCATAATACCCTCGTGGTTTGTTTCTAAGGTTTTTTTCTTGCCCATTTTATTGGTTTGTTTTATTCTCTATTGCCCATAAAGTAAGTTGGGTAAAATACTTACCATCTTTTGACATATAACCTCTTAGATTACACTTTGCAATAACCTTATTTCCAGGTTGCACTTCCTTTAGTAAATCAATCTTACTATTAGCCGCTTGAATAATAATATCTTGGGCATATTGAGTATCTTCCTCAATAGTTACAACAATGTCCTTTTTTGAAAAATTATCATTAATTTGCTCCTCTGCAAAAATGACCTTTACTGAACCTTTTATTTCTATTATCATTTTTTTTACTTTTAAAAAAGAGTGGATAACTCCGAATGTTGCATACATAGGCTACCAACCTCTACGTTTTATTGTGTTATTGCTCTTTGCACTACCAACAACTTTTAGGGTTTTGGTTAATGGTGTCCTTTTTCGGTTACACCAACCCACAGACTCACTTCTTTATACAACTATCTGTTTACGTCTTGTTACCCACCTTTTTGGTTAATTATTTTTTTGTTACTTGTTTTATTACCACTCTTGCCAAAATGTATGTTACGCCAATAGACACAACGCCTGATACTATACCAACCCAAGCGTCAATGTTATTAAAAACAAAGATTGAGGCTTGTATAAGAACAACGAATAATACTACTACGCCTATGCCTTTTAAAATCCATTTTTCCATGATTATTTCTTAGTGTTAATTGTTGGTATTGGTAAATTGCTCACCCCATAATACATTGGGTAATGCCCATCCCACTTGTCGATACGTTTTAATTCAAGTATTTCGGGTGTTAAAGACTTAGAGTGTATTAAGGCAAAATCCGTTCTTAATTGTTCTAATTCGTTGCGTTTACGTTGCTGAATTATTTCTTGGTCTAAGGTAGATACGTTTGTTGAAACTTCAAGCCTTTTATCAAGTGTTTCCATGATTTTATTAGAATATGTAAGTTGTATGGTAATTGCCTCAAGGGTAAAGCCCTTGTCGGCAAAAGCCTTTCTAATTATATCCTCACATTCTTTTTCAAACTTTAAAGAACCACCATTATTCATAAGCGAATCTGCCAAGTGTTTTCTGCTTTGTTCTTTAATAATATCATAAATAGCCATTTCAAGCACGTTGTCCTCAATATGTTTAAGGAATGAAGCGCCATCAGAACTATTTTCCCTTGCTATTTGTGAGTTATTAAATACCACGTCAACTAATCTGCCTTTTGTAATTGAGTATGCGTATTTAGGGTAGCAAGTCATTACATTGTTTTTGCTGTCTTGCATATTTAATGTATCTTCAACAGAAGCACGTTGTTGCCAAAGAGGAACTTGGAATAACTCTGTACCCCAACCCCACGTACTTACACGCCCCGATTGTTCGGTATAATCGCTTTTACCTGATTTGCCATAGTTTTGCATAAGTACCCCTCCGTAATTCGGTTTTACAACCGTTCCACAAGATGCCATAAATAACGCTACACTTAGCGCCATAATCATTGTTTTCATTGTTTTTTTCATACTGATTTTTGTTTTTATTGGTTAATTAAATTTAATTCGTCGTCAAAAAACTTTGAGTAATTTGCCATAGTGTAATCGGTAAGGTGTCGTATGTTTTTGTTAATTTGGTAGAACCACTCGTTTTGCAAAACCATTGATATTACCCCACTTTCTTTGCCCTCGTATTCTACAAATAAAACGCCATTTTTGTCCATTGGCATGGCATCGTAAACCTTATTATAACTTCCATTACCATCGGAAATTAATTGCCCTACAACCACATTGTAATCACTACCTAAGAATTCAGCCCAAGACTTTTGTAGGCTTGGCTCGTAAATTAAGCACTTCTTTTTTACTACCCTACCAACCTTTTCCTTTATTTTAGTAATTTGGTTAGCTATTTCGGTTAGCCTTTCCTTGTCTAAATCACTTTCTGCAGACGCTATTAAGCGATTAACGCTGTTTAAAGCGTGTTCAACATTGCCACCATAGGTTTTAACCAACTCCAATGCGTAATCTTCTTTTTCTTGTGTATTCATCTTTCTTTATTTTAATTGTTAGTAACCACCTGTAAAATTGACAATAATATCATCGCCTTGTTCAATTGCTTCAAATGTTACGCCACTCTTTATTAAGTCGCTTAACATTGCGTAAAAACCTTGTTTTGAAATCTTTAATTTTTTCATACTTTGTTGTTTGCACAAATGTACAATTAATTAGTTAATTAACAAATTTAATTTTTATTGCCTAAGTTTATTTCGAACTCCCCATCTGAGC